ACTCGTTCAATATTACCATCATAAGCTTTAACACAAGCATCGTACATCTCCCGTTCAGTCTTACAATCAGCTAAGATCTTTGCAGCCTTAACTGGCCCTATGCCTTTCAAGCCAATGATGTTGTCAACACGATCCCCTGTGAGGATCTGAGAGTAAAAGTTCTTGAGTCCTTCAAACTCAGTGACATAATACTCTTCCTTCTTTACGAAGTTGTAATGCCAACCTTCAACTTGATCTAGGTCTTTGTCGATGGAGACAATCCAGCCTCCATTGGTACTTGCTTCGATAGCCACTGCATCATCAGCTTCTTGACCCTCAACCAGTTCTGCACCAAGGCGCTGGAGATGGTTCCTGATAGCTTCGTAATGCACTGGCCTCTTAGCATCCTTACGATTCCCTTTGTAAGGCTCAGTAACTGCAATATCGTATCTAAAGTTTCCTTTGCCAGTGATGTACGCTTTGTAGTCATCACACTTGAGATCAAAGTAAACAATGTCATGGAGTAGTTCAGTTACACGAGCAAGACAAAGAGCTTCATCGACATCCTCTGAGGCAAAACCAACGCGATAACAAATGATGTCAGCGTCAATCAATGCCACAGAGGGCCGTGTGTCAGGATTACAGGGACTCTTCTGTCTCTGGGACATAGGTGACCACTTGCGTGACCATGAAGTTCTTCAACGATGGTGCTTTACCGTGCATCTTGCTCATCTTGTGCTCGTATGAACCCACGACAGCAACAACCTTAGAACCGTTACCCAAGTCCTCTACTGCAATCTCTTTCATGTCTTCACCAACAGGCTTGAAGGCATACTTAGATTTACAAACAATGTAGTTACCCATAGAGTCTTTGTTCTTCACCTTGATACCCAAAGCAGTCAACTTAGCTGCATCGTTGTCTGAGATGTTACCGATGGTACATTCGTACTTGTCGTTAGCCTCATTGAACTTAGTATTGAGGTTATTCATCCACTTAGTCCAAAACAACTCGCCGTTGATTTTTGCTGGTTTATTGATACTGTCCATTTTTCATTTCCTTTTCTTGGTTAGTTATTGAAGGTATTGACCTTCATGTTTAGCTACTTGCATAGCCTCACTCTCGATATACTCAATAGCTGCTACCAGCACTAAGTATACATCTAAGAGATCCATTGTATCACTATGGTGTATGATAAATGAATCATCTCCGATATTTAGTAGGATCTGTTGTTTTATTACATCATCCTTCTTTGTGATCTTCGACATAATCAGCAGCCTTTCTTAATACTTCTGGGTTATCTTGGAACAGGCCAAGCGCTCGGTTACAGTTGTGGCAAAGAAGTTTCCTAACTTTACCCGTATTGTGGTCGTGATCTACTACTAGTTTTTCATTGTGGTTGTTTTTGCCGATAAGAAACCCTTCAGATCCGCACAGATAACACTTGTTGTCTTGTTTTTTCTTCATCCCTTCTAGAGTAAAGTCATCAATCCCGTAGGTTCGTCGGTAGTACGCGTTCTTTCCTTTACACTTAGGAGAGCAATAGACATTGCAAGGGTTTGTAGGAGTGAACACTTCTTTACAAGTTTTACACTCTTTATCTTTAAAATACCCGTTAGGATACTTAGTGACAGTCATACCAGTTCTTCCCTATCTTATATTCTGCACCGACAGGACATCTAAACTTTAAGATCTCCCCTGCTTCTTTTGCTGATTCTACCACAAGTTTTCCAAGTTCTTCTGCGTGACTCGCTTCTGTTTCAAATTGTACTTCGTCGTGTACCCATGCAAGGAGCTTGTACGGAATCTTGGCGCTGTCGAGTTTCTTAGAAAAACACACAAGCCATTGTTTAGAGATAATGGCTCCAGCCGATTGTAGAAGAGTATTGAGCGCACTGTGTTCCGATCTGACTGACAGTTTACGCCCATCAAGACCCGGTAACCACCCTTTTTCAGCATATTTAGCAACCTTATTTTGAAGAACGGCGTATGCAGGGATTGACTTCTGAAAGCGAGCAATAATGGCACGCCCTTTCGCTTCTGAAGCACCAATAATTGACCCAATCTTGGCTGGCGATGCCCCATAGAGGCTGGCATAAAGTATTGTTTTTGCATCATTTCGTGAATCAACACCAAACGCTTGCTGGTTTCTTGTATGGACATCACCATAAACTACTTCCTTTATGTAATCTTCATCATTTAAGTAATGGGCAAAGCACCGAAGCTCAATGCCCGACAAATCAACACCAACCTGAACCATTCCTTCTTCCACAGTCCAGCACTGTCTACATTCTTTACCATATGGGCTACCTGAATTTGGTATCTGTGCCATGTTTGGTTTAGAGTGTGTAGCTCTGCCTGTCACAGCACCGTTGGTGATGACTCTACCGTGTACTCTACCGTCCTTACCTACAGCATCCATCCAAGACTCAACCTGAGCTACTCGTTTCTGTAGCATCAAGTATTCAGCGATGATCTTAGCTTCAGGGAAGTCTAAAGCTACAAGCACTGCTTCATCTACGATGGGTTGACCTGTAGGCGTGAACTTCTTAGGCTTCCATCCTAGCTCGATGAGCTTCTCTCCAATTTGCTGTCTGCTTGCTGGATTAAAGGTAATTGTTTCATCCTTGAGTCTTTTTCCTGTCTTCTCGGAATATCGTTCCTTGGTGATGGGAGGCCACTGCTCCTGCATCTGCTCATATATTCCTGCCATTTTTCCTTTGAGGTCAGCAAGTAAGCAAGTTGCGTAGATCGTGTCAAGTTTGAATCCATTGCGTTCTTGTTTAGCTATGATACTTGCTACTTGGTGTTCGAGGGTAACAGACTCTTGAGAAAATCCTTTAGATTCGAGATCCCCACAAAGACGCACAAAAAGATCGCGTAGAACAGCAACATCGCGTACGCAATAATGCTCAAGCAAGTCAGCGATAGGTTTATCGAAAGCTTCACCAGAGTATTCTTCAGGTCTACCAACCATCCAAGACCATACTTTTCCATAATCAAGTTTTTCCTTTCCTAGTTCGTTTCCCCATGCCTCTAGAGAGTGTCCCTTCTCCCTCGTTGGCTCTAAAAGACGACTTACTACCAGTGTATCGTATGCTTTCTTCAATCCTATCTTCGTCCCCCACAAGCGATTCAATATCGGAAAATCGAATGAAATCCCATTGTGTGCGATCAATAGAGTAGCCTTGTCGAGATAATCGTTTAGGCCATTTGGATTTTTCCATACTTTTACTTCCCCTGTGTCAACTTCTTGAGTTATTAACAAATGGATCGTATCGTGAGCCAAGTTCGTCTCTATGTCTAGCGCAATCCGCATGAATATCTTTCAGTTTCTCATAATCATTGATTAAGGTTTGGTACTTCTCTTGTAGCTCGTAGAACTTAGTCTCTAAATCCATAAGTCTACCAACTAAGCGTTCGTAGTTGTCAATCATCTTTAGCCTCTCTAGCACGAAGCATTGCGTCTGCCAATGTATAAGCATCCATCGCAAGTATTTCCCATCTTGGAAGCGTTTCGTTTGTAACGCCAGTTAAGGTTGCACAAAACCCCTGCATCGCCTTGGCCGCAAAGTAGTCACGCAATGTCATGCCACCAATAATGGTCATCATGTGTGAGCCACCTCCAACTGGTTGTTTGTATTCAACAATAGGAAACGCTGGCCCACCTGATTGTTTATCTGTGCTCATGCTTCACCTTCCTTTCTTTCACGATACCACTTGATAGCAGCAACCCAAGCAGCAGATACAGCAGGTTGACCTACCCACGGCTCGTAAGGGACTCCGTACTCTTTAGCCCACTTGAGATAGGCTTCCTGAGTCTCTTTATCCCACATATCTTTTATGTCGTGTTCGTTAATCATTTTGTTATCCTTGCAAAATCAAAGAACAAAGTAAAAGGCAGAAAGAAAAGCATAACAGTCAACACACTTGTTGTAAGTAAACTATACTTTTCCTCCAACCAATCGCTTATCCTCATACAAAACCATATCCAAATAAAAATACTTATAAGCAATAAAGTCATTTTATCTTCTCCAAAGTTAATAACCACTCTTCAAATTTCTTGTCAATCTCTGATGGTTTAGCCCTGCGTGTTCTTTTCTCAAAAGGCTTAGGAACATATTTAGGCTTTACTATAACTACTTCAGGCCACATAAGCTCTTCAGCAGTGTACCACGGTGCGTTAGGTGCTAGTGTAGTCTTAATCATTTTAAATTCAAAAACAAACCAACTTGTGCAATAGAGTAACCTAGCCAGATAGCCATGTTACTGTATTCCCCTTTTAAGCCTTGGAGTACACCAACTACAGCGTATCCAATGCCTGTACTACCTACGATCATCATCTCAATCATGTGTTCTTCTCCTTAAGCATTTGAATTGCGCGACCTATACCGCCTTGCTTGTAACAGTCTTCAATTTCCTCATCCGTCAGCCCCCGCCACGCAGTGGCATTAACCCATTCCCGTGGCGTAGCCACATTACGCTTTGGCTGTGGGTTGATGTAGAGAGGCGTCCAAATAGGATTCACAACCTCATCACGAAGCGACTGCTCACGGCGTTCAAAATGAAGATGCCGCAAACCGCTACCACTCCACTCATGCTCAATCCACGCCACAGGCTCTACCTCGCTTACGCTCGTTACGCTATCGCTTTGCTTCACTCTCACTAACTCATTGGTCAAGCGTGCAATTTCAGTCCTGAGTTCACACATCTCATCCATGTTTTCATGGGGATGACTACGGGTACACTCGCTTTGCTTCTCATGTTGCTCCGCACTGGCGATGGCTTGTTTTCCAAGGTCAATGCAAGTGTCAATAAACTCAATCTTTATTTCTTCGCCTTGCATCCAGTTTAGTTTTGCTTGTTCCAAAGTCTCAACAAGTAATTGAACGCTCATAGATCCTCCATAACTACTTCATACATTCTACCAGTATCCAAATCATACTTCAATGAGCAAGCAGGGCCAGTAAGACCGTTATAGCGGTTCTTAGCAACTGCTACTTTAGTTGTATGTCGTACATTGGCATCAGGACTCATTGAGTTACGCTCTAAGGTAATGACAGCATCAGACAACTGAGCAATAGCACCAGAACCTCGTAGCTGAGACAAAGAGACTGCCTGACCATCTTCATGGCCTTTATCGGTGTTAGGGCGCTTCAAGTGAGACACGCAGATAAGCGTAATCTCTAGCTCTTGAACCAGAGTGCGTAGCTTAGTCATCAAGACATCAATAGCCTTCCTATCATCATTCCCGTCCATACCAGAGACAAGCAAACTAATGTGGTCAAGAAACACGACGCGACAATCGCAAGCTTTGGACATGTATCGAATACGATTAAGAACATTGTCAAGAGCAAGGGAGCCGAAATGGTCAAACAGAAAAATACGATCAGTACCAAGAGTAGCATCGAAAGCCTCCTTTAGTTCTTGCTCTGACACTGGTGTGTCTGGTAGGTGCAGCTTCTTGTTTGCATGGAGAGACATAACGCTTCTAGCAGTTTTTCGTACTGATTCCTCCAGAAACATTCCTCCGATATTCCAGTTGGTTGTTTTAAGAATCGCAAAGAGGATCTCTCTAAGGAACTGGCTTTTGCCAAGGCCTGATCCCGCTGTGACCGTAATGAGTTCAGCTCGTCGGAGTCCGTAGAGGAGATCGTTGAGTCCTTTGAAAGGATAGAAAGCCTCAGCTGCTGGTTCCGGAGTATTGACTGTTGACCATAGGGAAGACGCTGCCACAATTCCATCGGGCACATAAGTCTCAGCTCTCCACCATTGATTAACAAATTCAGTTGTTCGTCCGTTACGGAGATAGTCGCAAGCATCTTTGAAGTCCTTTAAGTGTTTAACAATCTTACATTTGCTACCGAAGAGTTCAGCTACTTCGCTGGAAGCCTTAATCCCCGCATCATCTGCGTCGAAACAGATCACAATCTCCGCAAAGCTATCCAAGTATTCGTAGTTAGCCTTACAGTCCTTCAATGCCGCTGAAGCACCGTTACGGATAGACACCACAGGCCACTTGCTACCTGTCATCTGATAGGCCGCTAGAGCGTCTAATTCACCTTCACATAGGGTGATGTACTTACCCCCTTTAGCGAACAACTGCTGACCAAATAAAGCCGCCTGTGACCAGCTACCTTCAACATTGAAGTTCTTCAGTTCAACATGGCGTACCTTAGCCGCTACTTCCTTACCGTCTTGGTCAAAGTAAGGATAGTAATGCTTGGTAGCATCCTGTCGTACACCGTAGGCTTCACAGGTTTGTTGTGTAATCCCCCTGTCAGGGATAGCCTTAATTTCACCGTTTTTGCTGTAAATCATAACTTTTTCTTTCGATTTGGTAGGTACATGTTTATAAGTACCGACATTATCGACATGTCCTGCCAATGTGTACGCACTACAAACATGACAGTACGCATGTCCATCGTCATAGAGACTGTTCCCGTCTGAGGAACCACAGGCTTCACATGGTATGTGTTTTAGGAATTTAGAGGCTATCTTGACTGCACTCATATGTTCCCCCGTGCTCGGATTTTTGCAACAATTTCTTTTAAGGCTTCGTATGTCCACTCGCAAGCCATTTCACCTGCGGCAGAGTTACCAACGGGTATGCGATGAGTCTCAATAACATCAAGACACGCCTCACGCTCTTCTTCAACAGCATCTTCAATTAATGCACTTGTCAAAGTTTTGTTGTCGTTGTCGCAGCTTGTATAACCATCCCTCCAGCCACGGTCGTACACCAGTTTGGCAAAAGCTTCAAAGAACGGAATCCAAGGTTCTGGCAAAGCGTGGCTCTTAAAATTTCCCGCTTCTCTAGCCATCTTCAGGACTTCGTCCTTGTCAATGATTTCATCTTTATTAGAAGTCTGCATCGTCATGTAGAATCCTTTCAGCGTTACCACATTGGTCACATACACGATACATACCATTAGGTGCTACATACATGGTATCGACACCGCCACAGCGTACACATCGTAGACTGTCATCGTCAGGATCAGCGTCTACATCTTCATCATCTAGTTCATTATCTACATCCCTACCAAAGATAGCGTCCCATCGAGCATCATACTCAGCCTGAGATACGCTAAATGGGCGAGGGCTTGAACCTTTACCGCCGTCACTTTTACTCATGTGTTCTTCTCCTTAAAGCGAATTCTTTTCGCGTAGTTTGGCTTCAATGGCTTTGGCGTAGTCTGGTGATGCCACATCGTAGTTGTCCATCAGTTCTTCTCGTTCCTCATCCGTCAGCCCAACCCATTCACGCTTTGGTTGTGCTTCCTTGATTGCTTGACACTCAGCCATAAAAGCCATGAACCTGTCGCAGTCATCTGACTTCAAGCTAAAACTTACTGGCGGCAAACCGTCTTCTAAATCAAAGTTCATTACTGGCATTTGTTCTCCTTAATGCCGTGAGCGGCTTCGATTGCTCTGGCAAATTTGTCTGCATGTAAATCACCACCAATAGTGTAGTCATTTACAAGTTGCCAAATATGCTCATC